CTTTCATAATTGTTTAATATTTAATTAGTATTATTATGGTTCTAATCTTTTTTGTAGTATTCTGTTTCGTATCCATCTGCGGGAAGATAGAGTCCTTCTGCCCACGCAATCGGCTCTTCCATTATGCTACATACCTCCTCAACTGTCAGCCCATCATAGGGCTCTTCAATCACAATCTCATCGTGCACATGCATAACAATCTTACATCCTCTTTTTTTAAGCCTAAGCATTGCTAAAGCTAAGCAGTCCCTTGCAACGCTCTGGGTAAGATTTTCTGCCAATTTTCCTCCGTAGGTTTCCTGCTGTTCCCATTTGTAAGTGGTTTGGTCAACGCCCATATAAGTTATACTCGGATTGCCAAACTTGTTAACTCCCATTCTGGGTTGCTGGTAACATAGAAATCTGCCACTGGGTAATCTCATCCATAGAATATCGTGACGGTTGTAAAACTTTATACCTTTATAGCTACTAACTTTGTAAGGATTAAGAACCACATCAGTAGCAGCATCCTCTAAACCTTTCCACAAGTCAACTATATTTGGTGACTTAGTTCTCCAGTTATAAACAATATCCTGCATTTCCTGCTCTGATAAGCCCATACGCTCGCCACCCATTGCTTTCATTGCACTAATGCCACCTTGATAGCCAAGAGCCAATTCCGCAATTTTACCTTTTTGCCTTAATGGGCTATCTTTTGTTATTTGCTCGATTGGGATGTTAAACATCTGACTTGCGGAGGCTTCATAAATTTTTCCGTGTGTAGCAAATACCTCTTGCCTCCACTTCTCACCTGCCAGCCAAGCAATTACTCTCGCTTCAATTGCCGAATAATCTGCAACAATGAATCTGCTTCCTTCTGGAGCAATCAGGGCTGTTCTTATAAGCTGGGAAAGTATATCAGGGATGTCTCCCCATAGCAATTCCACCATTTCTCTGTCACCCTCCAGAACTGTTTGCCTTGCTAAGTCCAAATCTTTTAGATGGTTCTGTGGAAGATTTTGTAACTGAATTTTCCTTCCAGCCCATCGTCCAGTACGGCTCGCTCCATAAAATTGTAGCATGCCTTTTGCTCTGCCATCCTTGCAAACCACGTCCAGCATGGTTTGGTATTTTGCTATTGAGGTTTTTGAGAGTCCCTGCCAAAGCTCTAAAACTCTTGTAACTTTTTCACTTGGAGACTCTTCAAATAGAGTAGGTATCTCTTTTTTATTTAGTGATTTAATAGGTCTCCCATATTCTTTCGACAGCCAATGCCTTAACTGTGTTCCAGATGCAGGATTATCTAATCCAGTAAGCTCTTTGGCTTCTTTCATAAGAAGCTCTGTATTCTCTTCATTCATTTGGATAGCATTCTTAACAAGCCTTTCATCTATTAAAATTCCTCTGCTTACAATCTCTTGGTCTAAATTCCAAAGAGCTTTTTCAATGTCAGGTATTTTAAAGAAGCCCATCTTATTGCGACCATTCCTCTCCACCTCTACGTCCATTGCACAATATGCCTTAAACAAGTTCCACTTGTCTGTATCATGCTTTTGCAGATTTCTGGTTCTTCCACCATTGGTTTTTGTGGGTTTACACGGAGTAGAAAAATACCTGATTAGAATTTTACCTGCTTCCATTTTCTGGTTATCCAGTTTGAGAGCTTTTGCCATGCCATCCAAGCTCATTGGCAGACCCAACATGCTGGCTTTTATCATTGTGCATTCCCACTGTGCTGGGTCAAGTTGAATGCCTAAATACGTGCTAATACATGTTATCTCAAAATTTGCGTTGAAGGCTGTTTTAAGCACTTCTGGGTTGACAAGGTCTGCCCGTACTTCAGATGGAATTTCTTCACCCTGTGCCATATCAATTACCTTAACAGGCTCATCATCATAGGCATAAGCAAATAAAAGAATCTCGAAGTCATCAGCTTCAACATACTTATAAACCCCACATTTTGTAAGGTCGTTACTGCTATAAGTTTCTATGTCAATGGATAGTATCCTCATTTGTTGACTTGTTTCTTTTTGCAGCAATCTTTATATATTCTTTAATAGCACTAATATCGGAATCGTTTTCTATAACCCACCCAAAAATTGGATATGTCCTTGAGTATTGTATAACAATGTTGAAGATATTTCCATCTTTTGATTCACAATATCTAATCTTTATATTTTCACTATCAATATTTAAGTCCATTAGATATTCTGCATAATCGGAACATATAAAAATAGGAATCAGGGATTTTATATTTTCGTCAATCAATTCAAAAAATTTATTTCCTATCATGTTTTTTCGTATTTTTTATAAGTTTCAAATAAAGAGCCCCCTCTAATAAGAGAGGGCTCATTAAACATTTAATCAATCAAACATGTCATCGTCATCAAAATTAATGTCTGCAAAGTCCTCCTCTGCACTTGAGCGTCCGCTAAGAGGTTCACCGTCGGCTACCTTCATGATATTATTCAGCCCTGCTGCAACACCTTTTGTACCGTTGAAGTCGTAAGGGTAGAAGTTTATGCTCACGTAGGCATAACATCCTGAATACAGTTCATCCTCATCGACAATAGGTTGTTTATATTTGTCGATTACTTGCGGTTTCATTTTACTGCTTGCATTGAAAAAGAAACTATTTGTATAAGCCTCATCATCTTCCCTGTCCATGTCTCCATCTCTTAAAGGAAGTTTCAAGTTCTTAGGTATTTTGCCACCCCACTTAGCTAAACCTTCTTGTTTAGCTTCCTCAATAGCAGCCTCTACCTTTTTGATAGTATCTTTATCCTCTTTTGGAATGATAACTGACACGCTGTATTTTGCGTTGTCATCGTCTCCAACTGCTCGTGGTTGGAATACGTTCACGTAAGATAATCTAACCTTACCAATTACTACTTTTGCCATAATTTTAATTTTTACTGTTAATAATTCTGTTGTATATTTCTATGTAAGCCACTAAATCAACAAGATTGTCTCTTTTGTGCTTATATTGTTCTCTGGATAGCTTTACAGCCATCATAACGATTGCACATATTTCAGGTGATAATTCCTGTCCAGAAATCAAAGAAGCTATATTTGCAATCCTTTTAAAGTTCTTCACTGGGTCTCCATAATCCGTATTACGCTCACCTGATAATATGCTCTCCGCCTCCGTCAGAATGGATTTATATTCACTTGGCGATACCCCTATTGAGTTTAGCAAATCCTTCAATGCTATATTAGAATTGTCTTTTTTGCTGTCAATCATGTTGTCCAGAAAAGCATCGAAATCTTCGAGCTTATCTAAAACAGGTTCTAACCATTCTGCTTTCCAAACCCAGTTTGTTCCTTCACCAGTATGAGGTTCTTTCAGGAATACAAGTTCAAACTCTAAATTTACATCTACAACTTCCATCACCTTTCCACAATAGCGTTTCATGTTTGGATTGAATCCGTTGAGTATGCCCATCGAGTTTGCATCAAATTTTTTTACTCTTACTTTGTCACCTTTTTTCATATTAATCACAATTTATATGTTTAAAATCTTCTTGTGCTACTTCTAATCTGTTCCACTCTGGGTGGCTATCACTCTCTTCAACAAGTTTAGGATTTCCCTCTGGTTTTTCTACTAAGTCATTTAATAGTTCATTAAACTTTTTCTTTGTGAGGGCTCTCTCCATAGCTGTAATGCTTAGTAGCTTCCTCTCGGTCAGCAGAGCCTCATCATAGCCATTTTCTTTAAGCCTTTCGAGCACTGCATCCTCATCAATGTATCTTCTTCTACCAGCACTCTGTATAAGTTTAAAACCTTTGAATTTTGTTCCTTTATTCACTGCTTCGTTAAGGGCATAATCCTGAACGTCTTTTAGCCATTTTGAGACACTGTCTGCTATCCGCAGTATCTCTGCAATTTCATCATCAGAAAGAACTTCTACATTTCTAAATTCAAACTTCTCAATTTCTTTTTGTTTGTTGGCATAAGCCCTACATCTTACTTTTGCCCTACAAAACTGACAATGCTTTCCAACAACAAAATCACCCTTCCCTGCATAAGCGAGTTCAGCTTTCGGCTTCAATTCGTTGTTAGCAAAGTCATACAGGTCTGCTACTGCTATTCTGTAAGATGATATGTTGTTCATTCTTGGTTGGTAGATGGTCATCTTTACATTCTTAATGTCGTAGAACAATTTTGCTTTCTCTACAGCACCGAGAGCATAAAGCATCATTTGCTTGTTTTCTATAGCATCAACCTTCACGCCTAT